CTATTGTAGTCCCGTTTAATTTTAATCCCTCATCAATAAGCTCAAAAACTGCAAGTTATACTATTCCAGCTGGGAAGTATGCAAGAGTGAGCAATGCCACCCCAGACCTTTCGGTTAACGGAGTTCTTGCTGGTAATTCGAGAGTCTTTTCTATAAGTAGTAACGCAGTTTCAGCGACAATAACTCACGGATTCACCTTTAATAGCACTGGATTTCACGTTTCTTCTTGGTCGGTTTCGAATGGCGGTGCTCAGACTACTACGGCAATTATCGCAGCTGGTACTCCAACTGGATTTAATGCAACAGCCATTTCAAGGCTTAACTCAGGAACAACAAACGGAACAGCTTTTACACGAATGCTAAGTGAGGGATATTATTCTCTAACAACCACAAACCAAGGCCCCGTTCAGTCAATGACCGCGACAATTTACTCTTTTCCAATTAACCATTCTTTCTGGGCACCTTCTGGGACAGTTTTGACAGGTATTAGTTTTTTCATTGAAGAGTACAATCAAATTTCTTAAGGACTTTTTATGTTTTCACTTTTTGTAAATGATATTTTGAATAATTTCTGGAGTAATTCTCCAGGGGATATTTTTATAGCAGCTACCTGCAGAGCTCTAAAACTAGACGAGGGATCTGTAGAGCTTAATTATTATTTTGGGCTTGATAACGTCCCTCAATTTTATGATTTTGACGCTAATAAAAACTTGATCCTAAAAAATGAAGTTAAAACTATCGTAGAAGAGTCTAGCCTTAATGAGCTAGGCGAGACTGTAATCACTCAGAGCGAAGTCATTACCTATGAAACTTACAAAACTATAGAGCCTATTGTTTATTTCTCTAAAGGCCTAATGATTAAACCTTGCTAAGGGGTATTTATGTTTTTGATTCTCTTTGTTTTTCTTGTAACTTCTGCTCACAACGGAACTAGAAATTATGAGGTATGCAAGTTAGAAAACTTTAAGAGCTCACCTTGCTGGGAAGCTAAGCAGCTAGAAAAATCTGGTAAGTTTCTTGAAAAGCTTTAACGATAATATCAAGCTAGCTATTTACTGGGTATGCTTAGGCGCTTCTCTCGTAGTCTATGCTCACGAAAATTTTGCCTCTAAGGATGCGATAAAAAAACTAGATACAGTATCTACTCAGGCAGATATAACTAGACTAGAAAATAAAATAGACCGTATTAACGACTACCTTTTAGAGCATAAATGATAAAATTTAAAGACGACTACGCAAAAGAAGGCTTCAGTAAGCTACACCCTATTCTAGTGGACATTGTAAACCAGGTTAATAAGTGGTCAGAGGATTACGATAAAAACTCTATTACTTTAACGGCTACACTCAGCACACCGGAACTAGATAAGAAGCTAGACCGGGTAAGTCCTGCTCATAGCCAAGCTAGGGCAGTAGATATTAGAACTATTGATATACCTAGAGCTAAGCTAATCTTACTCATGCAGACTTTCACCGAAAAATACAAACATCTAGGCTATTTGACTCAAAAAAATGAGCGCAGATTAATGTTTTATCATAATAATGGTAACGGTCCCCATATACATCTAGCGATCGGGATAGATATAATTGAGAAATATAAATCACTCTATCCCAACTGGAAGTACCCAGTTAATAAAACAGTAAAAAAGGAAAATAAAAATGCTTAAGCCTTACGATGTATCAGAGTTAGTTAATATTTTTAAGTCTAAAGGTCTAGACCTAGCAGAGGACGCAGCTAAACTAGTAGTAGAGTCTACTCTAGTATGGGTTAAAGAGTCTGCTAAGCTATCTGCTACCCCTTACGATGACATGGCGCTAATCGTTTTGCCACAACTTGAGTCATTTATTAATAAAGCAGTAGATAAAATTGATGGCGAAGTAGGATAATTTTATGTATGCCAAGCTTCTAGAGATCTTAGTAACTAATTTACTTTTACCGATCCTAAAGGACTTGGCATTTATGCTTTTTAACTTTTTTAAAGTTAGAGAGATCAGAAAGCAGAGAGAGGAAGCGGCTAAAATAAGCGCAGATATTTTTAAAAAAGCATTAAGTACCCAGGAAGTTAAAGACTCTTTCGGTAATTTACCTTGATTAAGTTTATCTTATTATTCTTACTCTCTGCCTGCTCAAACTACCCTACTACTCCAGACTCTCCTCAGTGCTCACCTATCTTTAAGTATGAAACTAGCCTAGAAAATATCGAGTATATCTCTACGGTAGACTCTTACTGTATCTGCAGAATGTACCATTTTGGTATTGATTATGTAGGACCGGTAAAAAATACTTCTACCTGGAAAGAGCCCATTAAGTCATGCGATAAGTTAGTAGGGTGGGTACCAGACGACTATGCTAAAAAAGCAGTTTTCTGGGAAGCAGTTAGGTCTAAAATAGAAAACGGGAATAATGAAAATGACTGAGCTAATAGCTTTTGCCTTAGACTCTGTAGTAGCTATCTCAATTTTACCGGTAGTAATTTATGCAATCATCAAAATCAGGCCCTAAGGACCAGAAAAAGTCCGGGCCTAAAGATCCCTTAGAGTCTCTTAAGCAGAAGTATTTAACTGCCCCTACTGAGAAGCTCAAAAAATTTTACTCAGATATGATTATTCGGAAAGGCGGGAAGGTCCCCAGGCTATAGCGTCCAGGGGGTCCAGTTTAGGCTTAGGTACTTTTGTAATAATTAGCAGAGTAGTCCAGGTATCACGGTCTACAGGCCGTTTCTCAGAGCTTACCCGTACATTAAGAGCGTCATTTATACCCATTAACTTATAGGTAATATCCTCAAGCATTTTAAGAGCGTTAGAAGCGTCTATACAGGTAGAGCTAACCGATCCCTTCTTAGTAAAAAATTCACTCCTGGGGACGTACAGAACTACCTCTAGAGTTAGGGCATGAGTATCTTTATTAAAAGCTTCTACAAAATCCTGCATATCCTGGGAATATTTTAATAGATATTTCTCTACTGCAGTCTCAAATTTAGACGCTGCTGAGCTCTTAACAATACGTCTGTAGTTTTTATTAATCGTAAATTTAGCATTAACAGATAAGGGCTTGATGGGTATTTGCATTATGAGGTTATTCATATCATCATAATACTTATAACAGATTAACTCTAGCAAGGACGCAGAGCTATTATGTCAAAACTACCCCTAAAGGTATGGCCGTTAAAAAATGCTCACTTCAGAGCTTCAGTTATACCTACCATAAACATATCTATTTTTTTCTTAACCTACCTTAGGGGACTTAATGCTTAAACTGGACGCTAGAGGTAAGAGAGTCTTAATTATTTCAGATCTGCATTTACCCTGGGCAGTAGATGACTGGTTTGAGTTTCTAGAGTTTCACCACAAAAGAAAAAAGTATGACATTATTATAAGCATAGGGGATGAGGTAGATAACGCTGCTTACTCTTTCCACGAAAAAGAGCCTGGTATGCCAAGCGCCTCTAAGGAGTTAGAGCTTGCCTGCGATTCTATGAAACTACTTAGTACGCTCTTTCCTAAGATGTATATTTTAGACTCAAACCATGGGAGTCTATTTTACAGACGGGCTAAATTCGCAGGGCTACCTTATAACCTAATTAAACCTTTACCAGAAATTTACGGCACCCCTCTCTATGAGTGGCATAGCGATATTTTACTTAAGACTAACGCAGGCCCAGTCTATTTATGTCATGGTAGATCAAGCGGCTATGGGGCTCTAGCTAGAGCTATGGGAGTTAGCTGTATACAGGGGCATTTTCATACTAAGGCAGAGATTACTTGGCACAAAACTGTTACGTCTATGCGGTATAATATGTTTGTAGGATGTTTAGCAGACGCTAGTAAACTCGCTTTCCAATACTCTAAGAATAACTTACCCACGTTTATTAATGCGGTAGGGGAGATAGATAGAAACGGAAAGCCTGGGCTATTACTGCACTAGACTAATAGAGTAGGTTAATATCTAATTAAATTAAGCTTGATCTAGGGTATTAATCCGAAGGACTGGAAAAATACCCTACCTAATTTTCCCTATCTCTTTGATCTCGTATCCTTTAACCTTTCTAGATTTAAAAAATAGAGCAATGATAAAGCCTAAAATAAATGCGCTTAATTGAGAGTCTTCCAAAATCATTTACAACCTTCTAAGTATTTCTCAGAGATAGAGCCTACCTTATAATTTACGCTTTCCTCTTTACCTACTGGGGAGTTATCGCCATGGGAATACCCGGCTAGATGTAGAGACTCATGCGCTAGTGTATTAACCATAGCAGGCAGAGCTCTGGGGTTACGTCTAACATTTAAGAAGAGTGTAGTTTTATTGCCCTTGAAAGTGGTGGCGATAGCCTTACTCAGGGGGTTAGTAGTCTTATAGGTAGCCACCTCAAAAGGTCCCATAGACTCCAGGCCAGAAGCTACCTCTGTAGGGGTGGCAGTAGTGAGGGTAAATTTAGGGTAAGTTTTAACCTCATTAATAAAAGCCTTAGTATTAACTACGCAGTTAGCAGATCCTACCAGGTTAATAACCCAGGGGATTTTAGAGTTAGTAAAAAATACCGCTCTAGGTCCCATGATAACGGTAGCAGTATCTACCTGGGTACTAATAGGAGTCTGGAGAGTAGAGCAGGATACGAGAAAGATAAGGAGAGAGATTAATTTCATTTTAAATTTTCCATTATGGTCATAGCTTCAGTTTTAGTAACTAGATCTTTATATATTAAACCATTCAAAACAAGTCTTTTAGTACCGTTAGAATTATTAAAAACTTCCCACTTGAGAAAGTCAGAAGTACATCTATCAAAATAGCCAAGCTCTAGACCAGGAGCTAAAAACGAGATCAAAAGATTATTAACCTTAAGCATATCGGCTAAATTCTTACGATCTGAGCGTATTCTAGACTCGTTTCTAACCTTTAAAATCTCATCTATGACGTAGATCTTTCGAGTTAGTTCTATGATTCTGGCCTTAAGCCTAATGATTACTTTACGCTCCACAAAATCTCCTTAGAATCTATTACTAATGATCTCAGATCCTCAGTGTAGCTAAAAATACTATCCGAGTCTGTAGTAATAGCTATGTCAGTTAGACGATCAAGCGCCTGGTTTAAGTCTTTAGAGCTCAAAACGTGCTCATAGATAGCGAATCTAGCTAGAGTTTCATCTACCATTAAAAGCCCTATGACATGAGATAACGATAGACGGTTTTTTTATGCCTATCTTCAGGCCAAAATAAAACGAGGCTACAGATACAGTCATAAAAGAAAGCAGAAATAAAAAGTACCGCATTAGAATATCCATCTAATTTTTGTATCAATGGGAAGCGATACGGTAGCGCCTGTTATTAAATTTTGACAGGCATACTCTCCCACCAGGATAGTGTTAGTCGCAGCGTCTACTACTGGGCCAATAGTTTTAAAAGATAGACCTAATCCAATAGCGTCAAACGTAGAGCCCAGGGGATAACTAGAATCTATAAGCTCCTCTAGAGTAGAAGGATCTGGAGTTATCGCCTTAATTACACTTTTAACTACAGTATAAGACTCATTAGATAGTGATGCAGGCATGGCCATAAGCCAGAGGAGCTCTTTATAATTAGCTCTCATGGGATCTATTACCTCAAACAGAGCAGGAAGGACTTCTCTATAGTCTGAGCCCTTGGCTTTTAAGTGGTCTAGTATTTCGTTTTTTCTTCTCACCGTCATTTTCTACCCCTATGTTATAATTTTCCTGATTAAGGAAAGCCTCTACGTCTACACCGGTACTCATTAACCTTTTAAATATCTCTAAGCATTTTTTTGCGTCTGCCTCTGCATCATGATGTGAAAAAGCAGGAAGCTTAAAATAATCGGATAAACTTTTTAGATCTAAATTACACCCCAGACTTAAGTATTTTGCAAGGCTATGGGTAGAAATAATACTTTTTACAGGGCAACGGTTATAGAAAATAAACTGATAACCATAATCAAACAGGTTAAAATTTAAGACTGCATAATCAAAAGTAGAGAAACGTCCGAATATAGTACGGTTAGCATGAGCTACAAAATGACAGGTAGGAAGTTTTAAAAGCCAGTGAGATAGGTTTTTCATAGCTACACTATGAGAGGGGAAAGTCTTAGCTACATCGTACGTTATCCCATGTATCAAGGTACTATCCTGGGCGGCTTTATCCCAGAGGCGAGGCGCTGCTTTCAGATCATAGGTATCTATTACTTTTAAATTCTTATCTACCAGGATAAAAAAACCGGTTAGGATCTGAGCAGATCCGGGCAGCTTATCAGTAGTTTCTAGATCTACTATAAGATAATGCTCTATCTTAGGAAGATACCCGGAAAGGTCATGAGTTATCATTATTCAGACGCTTTCTGATTATCGCCCACGAAACTAAAAGACTCCAGGACGATCTGGGTACGCTCTACGCTATCCTTATCTTTGTAGTAATCTACAGATCCCTCTAGATAAATAATCTTACCGTCCTCTAGGTACTGAGTTAAAACCTTAGCAGCGTTACCGTACGCAACTACTTTATGCCATGACTTTTTATCTTCTCTCTTTGTACCGTCTTCTAACTTACCCATAGGGCGCCAAGTTTTTAACGTAAAGGCTATCATATCTTTACCGGTCTTAGTCTCTATGCTCTTAATCTGGTAAACGGGACCTAGTAGAATAACTTTATTTACTGCAATCATAAAACTCCTGGTAGGGGTAGAACTAGCTACCCCATTAATTAATTATTTATTTATTTTTTGGGGCATTAGAAATTAGCTCCCCAGCATACTTTTTAGTAATAGCAGCAGGGTCTAACTTATCCAGGAAGCTCATAGGGTAGAGCTTTTTAATAGCGCCTAACTGGGCAGGAGTGGCCATGGCTTCAGAGCTTGATACAGCAGCAGGGTCAGCAGGGGCTAGGGTACCTTTATTAGAATAGGCAGGAGTAGCAGGAGCATGGTTATAATTTTCGTACGATCTACTTTCCTCATCGTCAAAACTTTCTAGCATAAACGTTTTAAGGTAGCAGTATTTTAATGCCATAGAGTAAGCTTTCCCTATTGCCTTATCTCCAGAGTCTAGAGCGTACGAAAAACATTTAGAGACTATTCTTTCTTCTGGAGCGTCTACATTGATAAAAGTTACACTCGCCCAGACTTTAACCAGGTACCCGGTCCCTATCGTTACCTTTCCGTTATATTCTTTTTTAGTCTCATACGTTTCTACGGTAGCCTCTACCATGTCTGGGAAAGCTAAGACTCCTACCATAGCTAGAGGAGTATGTAAGAGAGCGGCTACATCGTCATGGGAAACGGCTTTATAACTACTAGACTGAGTGATAGCTACAGAAGTCCCTTTAGCTATAGACGTTACCTCTCTCATGACCTGGTTTAATCTTTGAAATAAATTAAAGCCAGAGTGAAACATAGTAACAGGAGTAGAGTCTACGAGTGGTTTTTTTTGCATTTTTATACCTCTATCGTTTAGTAAGGAGAGTTATTTCTCCAGATTTAATTAGCTTATCAATTTTTTTAAAAGCCTTATCCAGGTCTTTATTAGGTCTATAACTACATAAACATTTAGAAGCATTTACTACATTATCATTGTTATCATAGTCTAGAATTATTTCACGTTTACACTTACTACATAGAAAAATTTCACTCGCTCCTGTATATTTCATTTTTTATCCTTACTGTATAAAACGTCCCAGCGTTTAGATACCTGCTCTTTTCTCCAGGAGTAAACCTTTTATTTTGTGCAATTTTTACAGGAGTATTGTAGACCGTCTTTCTTTTTATAGAAATGATCTAAGGGTAAAACTAAAAAGCAGTTAGAGCATTTTTTCATAATGTTTTAAAGATTGTAACAGTTAGGGCCTTTAGGAAAATAAGGCTCACATAATAATTTTGCGGTAGGAGCGTCTACTTGTTTATTAGCTATCTCATGAGCTTGGCAGGAGAGTATTGCTTCCTCTCTAGTAAAACATCTTTTTTCGTTTTTTGAACCACAAGACGCAAGTAGTAGAAGAGAGAAAACAAAAATAAGTCTAAACATTTTATACCCCAGAAATTTAATATAGGTCATGGTACCACGAAAATACTTGATTAAAATTAAAAATCAGATTATCTATTCTTATTCATTACTTAGTAGAGCAAACTACGAAAAAATTAAATTTTGATTAAACTAGCTTAGGCTAGTCTTAAATTTCCCCGAGTTAGGTTTGCCTTTAGCTTCTGCTACTGCTAACCGGGGAATCTTAATAAAAGGACAATTTATGTCCATACCTGGGGGTATCTTATAAAGTGGTTTAAACATTATTCTAATGCTTCAAATGACGCTGCTATTAACCGATTAGAGGAACAATTTGGACACTTGGGCTATGCAGCATATTGGAAGATTTTGGAGATCTGCGCAGATAAATGGGACGGTCAAACCGATCCGGTTTTCACTTTAAACAAGAAACTAATCCAGAACAAACTAAGAACAAAGTCAAAACAAACCAGTTTAGTTATGGTTTCATTATCACTTTCAAATCTTTGTAAAGTAACTGAAAATGATTATGATTACGTAATCGAATTACCTAACCTTTTAAAAATAAAGGATAATCACACTAAAAACTTGCCAGTAACTTGCCAGCAACTTGCCAGTAACTTGCCCCTAGATAAGACTAGATTAGATAAGAAGAGAAGAGATAAGAATATAATAGGCAGCGCTAATAAATTAGATAAACAAGTTTTAGTTGATAGTATACCTAAACAAAATACTCCTAGTGTAAACTCACCTTTAGAAGTTTTAAGCTTTACCGATCCTGAAGTTATTACCTGGATTAGAAAAGGGACTTTCGCTTTACAAGAAAAGCTCCTAAAAAAGTATGACTACGACTACCTGAGCGAAGTTATCCAGAAGGCTTTCTACTGGCAGCTTGAGAATAAAAAGCGTCAAGCTGGGACGTTTCTATCTAGCTGGATTGACCGGGATAATAATAAAAAACTTAAAGGTAATCTCTCAGAAGCAGATTTTAATTTAAAAGCATTTTTTGAAGAGGCAGCAGCTAAAATAGTTCCGTACGATTATAGTATTAATTAACGCTAGGGGTAAGAAATGACGCTCTATTTCACTAATGACGAACAGCAGCAATATGACGACAAGACTAAACTAGTTCATGCCCACAGTAAATTAGGCTTCCTAAACGCTCACAACGGGCTTAGGAGAGGTTCTCTGCACCTGGTCCTTGGTACCACAGGGGGTGGCAAGTCAACGCTCGTAAGGACCGTTTTAAGGGATATAATTTTTAACGCAGATAATCAGCTTTCTGTAGGTGTTTGGCTATCTGAGGAAACGGTAGAAGATTATAAACGGCAGTTAAGCTACGGTATGCCTAGTCACGATAAACTTCTAACTACTAATGCCTTCTCAGAGCTAGACGCTCAGAGGGTAACAGAAATGCTTTTTTTCGAGTGGGTAGAGTTTAATAAACCAGACGTTTTAATATTCGATAACGTTACGACTAGCTCACTCTACAATGATAGGACTGCTAGGGAGCAGGGTAGTTTTGCTAAAAAGCTTAAGGAGATTACTACCAGGCTAGACATAGCTACGGTGTTAATAGCTCATACAGACGCAAAAGCTACAGACTCTATGGGTAGGCTTATTAATATAAATGATATTAGAGGCTCTAAGTCTATTGCTAACCTGGTAGAGTTTGCTTATATCCTGCAGCGTTTTGAGATAGAAGAGGGGTTTTATCCTACTATCAGAGTAGTAAAGCATAGATCCCAGGAGCTCCTACATAGTCTGTATTATCTACAGTATGATAAACGATTAAGGTCATTTTCTGGGGACCTTGCGATAGACTTTAAAAAATTTAAAGAGATGTATAGTCAGAGAAATAAGCTTGATAAATAAACTAAACTACAGGGGACCTATGAGAATTGTACCTACAAACATGGCCAGTCTAATAAGAAATAAGCGTCTAGATTTAAGAATGAGCCAGATAACTTTAACCGGGCTCCTAGGATGGAAAAAAAATAACTCTCAGTATGTTTCTAATATTGAACGAGCTTTATGCCCCTTCCCTTCTAAGAGTATTAGCAGACTTTCTAGTGCTCTTTACATATCCAGGGCAGAAATCATAGACGCTATGACTAAAGACTATAACGAGAGCTTAAATAAATCTTTAAATATAGAGTAAGCATTATAAAAACTTAAAAAACTATAGAGGTTAATCAATGGGAAAAAAAATACAGTTTATAAAAAAGATTTTAAAAGATAATGAGGAGCTCAAAAAAAGACTATCGTATAATGAGAAGCTTTTTAATCATATCTATGTAGAACAAAGACGCACCGATATTTTAGAGCACAACCTAAAGTATGCTGAGGCTATACTAACAGAGGTACAGGCAGATAAATTCAGATTAAGGGAGCGCCTGGAGCTTACTATACGGGCATTAGGTTTTTATGCAGATAAAAATAACTACCAGGGGAGCCCTTCTCTAATAGATATGCAGGATAATGGGGAGAAAGCTAGAGAGGTAATTAAAATGCTGGGTAATGAGAGGGGGTTTAATGAAAACTAGAATCGAAGAGGCGGCAGAAGTTCATGCCACACAGATGAGAGGAGACGACAGATCGGATGTTTCCGACAAAGTAAATTTTGAATTAATGAAGCAGGCATTTAGAGCAGGTGCCGAGTTTATGCAGGGTGAAGTTGATAAGCTCAAGGTGCAGAATGAGATTATGAAAAAACCTAGCTTTATATCCGGGGCGATAGTAGAAGGCGAGACGCTTAAGGAATTTAGTAAGCAGTTTAACTATATACCTGGAAAGATAGCTCTAAGTAGGACGCAGTTTAAAAGGATCTTAATAGACATAGGGCTAAGCGAGAAAGCAATAAAGAAAGAGCTAGAAATATTTGATGAAAAACCAGGGGTAGAAAATGGCTTGTGAGATATGCCAAGAAATTAAAAAGACCTGTATAGGCTGCGATATGCGGGCCCAGGATAAAACTACCTGGGAGAGTATGCAGGTAAAAGATAAGGTAAACGCTCTTACTTATAAGCGCCTAGTCATATCAGGAAAGGTAGCTAGTCATGATTTAATTAACGCAGTAAATCAAATACACGATAAATACCCAGACTTTCACATAGGGGTAGTACCTTAGTCGGGTATTAATCACTAACATTATGTCCCTATCTCCTCTACAATTTTAGTAGGGGGATACCATGCCAAAATTTGTCACTATCTACGGACGCAAAATACCTATTAAAATCTGCACTAAAGAGCAGCTAGACGTTATTTTCCAGGACGCTGCAGGTATCTGGGACCCTACCCAGAGAGTTATTTACATAGACGGTAATGCTCCTAAGAGGACTCAGCTATACTGGCTCTATCATGAGATGGGCCACGCTTGCAAAACGTTTACAGGACTAGACCAGATCCTACCCCCTGAGCTCCAGGAAGTTATAGTCCAGTCTTTCGCTACGCTTATAGAGGACGTTATAGCTCAAAAAAGCATTTTCAAATGATGGGACGGGTTATCTTCTTCCCTCTTAAGTATCTACCAGGAGAGGAAGAAATTAAGCGTCTACAGTCATGGCAGGATAACTGGGACCTATGGCTAGCTAAGCTTAAGTATGACCAAAAACAGGCGAATCTATCTGCCTTTCAAATAGCAATATCAAACCAGAGATACCATTACGGGGTTAGAGACTCCTGGAAAGTATATCCAGGTTTTAAAGGTCAATGGCAGCCACAACCAGAACTATCTGCGTCATTGTAGATTATAATCGTATCTGCATAGGGATCTAGGTAAAGATTATCCCAGCTATAATGCTCTGCCTCTCCAGAGTTATCTACAGACTCATCTACTTCTACATCTTCCTTATTATCCTGAGCCTCTGGGGTGTATGCCCAGGAGTTAAACATAGTTTCGAGTAGGTAGTCTCTAGTGTAAGAGTAAGAGGGGTACATAAATAAAGCTAAAAAGATGAAAGCTTTCATTAATAACAGGCTAATTAGTTAAATCTTATAAGTCTACTACTTGACGTACTACTATCGTACTAGGTTAAAGTGTATAAAAAGCTGAATAGCTTTAAAACTTTAAGCGAAGGCTTTAAGATGAGCACAAAAGAAATAGGCGCCTGTCAGGCCATACTATCCTCAATAAGTACCAGAGTAGACGGATCTATAACGGTCAAGTTAGAGATTAACCCAAACGATCAAGCATTAATTAATAAACTCATGAGCGCTTACCTTAATGATGAGAAGCTTCTAACTGTAGCTTTTATCAAAGAGTAGTTATGTCTGAGTTTATACCTGGTAAGTTTTGGCATGTACCGGAGAATAGTTTCTACATAGAGATCATTAGAGTTAAATACTCAGGACCGGAATATTTTAAAGCAGTCATTTTATACTTCTCTAAAGCCTCAAACATACTTATAGCAGAAGAGAAAAACGTAACTATAAAGCACAACGTCACTAGATTCTGGGAGAAATGGAATGAAAAAAGAGATTAACAAACAGACTAAGAAACTTAAGGTACCTAAAAGAGCTCCTAGACCTGGAGAGGGTAGACCTAGTAAGTATGATCCATCATTTTGTAAAGAGATGCTCGAATACTTTAATCGAGGGATCTATAAAGAGTCTAAGACTTTTAATAAAAAAGAGCTTAACGATCTCCCCACTTTCCAATACTACTCAGCAGTAATTAGAGATGTGACTATGCAGACTCTACATAACTGGGCTTCTGAGCACAATGAGTTTTTAGTAGCATTTAACAAGTGTAAAAAGATCCAGGAGAATATTTTAGTGCAAGGTGGGATATCTAGGGCATACGATCCGGGTTTTGTTAAATTCATTCTTAATAGCGTATCTGATACTTTCAAAGAGAAAGTAGAGCATACCGTAGACGATAGTACGAAAAATCTTATTAAGTTAGCTTACGCTCTACCAGGTAAAAAAGATGAGTGAGAAAATTACCGTCTTAGCTTTCACTGTATCAATGGTCCTATTCTTAATTATTAAGAAACGAGAATAGGCATAAAGTTTATGTATTTTTACCATGCCTTTAGCTTAGAAAGTATGCAGATAATCATAAATTTACCGTCTAAGGTAAGTAATAAATGACCAGAGAAGCGGTCCAGGTAGCTAGTGCGGTCCCTACTCTAACAGAGTTTAACCCGTACCTAGTACCGTACCAGATAGAAGTTATTAAGCTCATTAGGAGTGACTATAACTATAACCTGGGCCCACTTGAGATTTTGCTAAGTGGATCGGTAGGATCTGCTAAGAGTCTTTTACTCGCTCACATAGCCGTAACTCATGCGCTCTTATATCCAGGAGCAGGGATCTTAGTAGGCAGGCGAGTACATAGCGATATGAAAAATACTATCTGGGCCATGATTCTAAAGCACTACCCAGACTTAAAAAAGTATTGGAATAAATCAAACACTACCATAATCTTACCTAATGGCTCTATCTTCTACGGGGTAAGCTGGGATAAAGGGGACTATGATAAATTCAGGTCCTATGAGCTTAGCCTAGCTATCATAGAGGAGTTAACCGAAAACGATACAATGGACATGGTAACAGAGATCCGGATGCGTTTAGGTAGAGCCCAGGGAGTAGGTGAGAATTTACTACTATGCGCTACTAACCCAGACGCTCCCTCTCACCCTGCCTATGTCTACTTTATAGAAAATGCTTCTGATACCAGGAGAGTATTTTACTCAAAAACAAAAGATAACCCCTTTCTGCCTGCCTGGTATACGGATAGCTTACGTAAAACTCTAGATCATAAACAATGCTTAAGAATGTTAGAAGGGCTCTGGATAGAGATTAATAGGGATAATGTCTACTATGCCTATGAGGATGAAAATAACTATATAGATCGGGATTATGTTTGGGACCTAACAAAACCTCTGGACCTGTTTATAGACTTTAACAATTCTAAGAGCGGTAAACCCATGAGCATAGGCGCAGGCCAATACATTAACGGGCAGTACCACCTAGGAAAAACCTGGATCATTCCAGGGATGAGAACGTTAGACATGATGGACGAGATAGCTAACGATGGGTACCTAGATAAGCCTTTCCCATTGATTAGATTTTTCGGGGACGCTTCTGGTAGGCATGGGGATACCCGTAGTAATAAGCCAGACTGGGACCTAATAGAAAATTGGATCTCTAACCATAGACCAAAACATAGGCCGGCTTTAGAGTTTGAAATAGAAGTCCCAGCAGCTAACCCTCAAATTAAAGCTAGGCATAACTTAATCAACGGGCTCTGTAGAAATGATCTAAAGCAGTCTAATCTGTTTATCTACAAAGAGGCCAAGGATCTAGGTAAAGGTTTAAGGCTAACTCAGCTTAAGAAAGACTCTAAGCTAATCGAAAACGACTCGCTCAGAGAGCAGCATATCACAACGGCTTTAGGCTATTACTGTTACCGTAACGATATATTAACCAGGGACATTGATACTCTAGTAATTTCATAACTTAATGATTAGCATAATTATAACTACAGGAGCCTTAAAATGAATAAATTTGAATTAAACCAGGACTTTATTAGAAACGTTATCAGAGAGATAGAGAGCGCACAAAACATTAAGCGCAAGCGTATCGCCTGGGATAGTGAACAGATCCGGACCGGTAATCTTAAGCCTTTCGTAGACGCTCGTATTAAACAGATGTACCCGAAAACTAGCTCTATGTATACGATTACGGACTACTCAGTCCTGAATAAGATCGTTAATAAGAAAGCTAAGGCATACAAAGAGGCTCCTATCCGTAAAGTAGTAGGGGATGAGGCAGCTAGCGAGATCTATCATAATATTGTAAACGAGTACGGGCTTAATACAGCTATGCGGGACCTGGATGTACAATATAACCAGCATAAGCACGGGTTAATCGCTTGCTTTATGGACCGAGAAGTAGAGGAAGATAACACCTCTAAACTCTATTGGAAGTTTTATAGCTTAGCTCCTTACGAGTATGATGTAGTTAAGGATGAGGACGGGGAAGTCCAGGTAGTAGTGCTTTCTTACCCAGATCCTTCTGTAAGCTCTGGGCTCACTGGGGACGGTTATAACTCTCTAATAGCTGAGAATGGTAATAATGACGAGGTCTACAGAGAGCGCTTCTATAGCTTCTGGACTGAGTACCAGCACGTTATGATTAAGGTAACAGGAAACAAGGGAAGCGATAAACTTCTAATCGAGTTTCAGCCTATTCCAGGTAATGACTCAGGGGTAAACCCATACGGTAAACTTCCTTTCGTTTATGTACCTATGAATTTCTCTAAAAACTACCCGACTCCCTCACCTCTGCCTATGCAGACGGTAGAGCTTAATGCTCTCATGAGCGTTTACTTAACCTCTGCTAACATGCAGGTAGGAGTCTTAAAAATTACCCGTCCAGAGAAGCAGAAAATTAGCATTAGCTCTCATAGTCTTTATACAGCTATCGAGGCTCCTCAGTCTTCTAGACCAGAGGATAAACCTACAGACGTTAATTTTATCTCTCCTACTCCAAACATGACGGGGCACAAAGAGGCCATTACTACCTATCTCGCTACTATTCTAGATGAGCATGGGATAAGCGGCTCTCAGGTCCTAACCGGTGGGGTAGAGTCTTTTAGCTCTGGTTTTGATCGTCTGCTCTCTCAGTCAGACGTACAGGGAATCATAGAAGATAACCAGGAAGTTTTCTCAGAAGTAGAGCATGAGATTTACGAGATCGTAGGAGCTCAGCTAGCTTCTCAAGGTATGGCAGTTTTGCCTGAGGATATGCTTAAGGTAATTTATAGAAAGCCTAAGGTAATGATCTCGGATAAGGAAAAACTAGATAACCTTAAGACTATGAAAGAGCTAGGGCTATGGCCAGATTATGAGCTCATTCAGATGTACGATCCTAACTTATCAGAGGAAGAGTCTAAGAATAAGCTTCTAGCTATTCAGCAGTCTAAGGTAGATCTGGCCAGCATGTTTAATACTCCAAAACTAGAAAACTCTCAGGACATAGAAACTAATGATAAGTAAGGAAGAGACTAGCTTCACTTTTGAGATCCCAAACATTGACCAGGTACCGGATAGCCTTAGATCTGACCTGGTTAATGAAGTGGGAGACTATCTAGTGCAGTCTATCCTAGATTATGTAGGAGAGGCTAAGAGCCCAGTAGCAGGGGGAAAGTATAAAGCTACCCTAAGTGAAAGCTATGCTAACTCTCAAAAAATGGGGGATACCATGGCCAACCTAGATCTAAACGGGGACATGCTAAACGCTCTCACCTTCAAAACTAACCCAGATAACGGGACCGTTACCGTAGGGATCTTTGACGATACCCAGGCGATAAAGTCATTTAATCATAATACGGGGGATACTCTACCCCAGAGGCAGTTTATACCTGGAGAAGATCAACTATTAAAAGCTGAAATTATCCGAGGGGTAAGACGTATCCTACAGGGCTACATAGACGATGAGCCAGATACAGAAGCAGCTACAGTAGGCGGCGGTCAACCTAGAGGCGGCGGCTCAGCTACCGCAAGGGCTTAAAAATGGCAGGGCTTAGACCAGGGCAGATAGAGAAGATCCTAAGGGATAACATAGGGGACATTAATAAGGCTTTTAGGAAAGAGATAAAGGCTATCAATATAGTGGCGCTTATCCTGGACCTGATTAATAAAGGGATCTCCCCAGTCATGGGAGCAGCAGCTAGGTTTAAGAAATACTCAGATAGCTACATAGACGTTATCAAGGGAAAGGCCAAGTACATTAGCTATAAAAGTGGAAAGGTAGTTAGGATAGAGCCCAAAATGACTACAGGAGCTTCTACCAGTTTTAAAATTGTAGGTAAGGGCGAGGATAAGGGAAAGGTCATACCAGGGAAGCAGAAAAAAGCTAAGTATGAAGTCTTTGAGAAAGGTCTAGGGGTAGGGAAAAAAGTAAGTCCAGTAAACCTAAAAGTATCTGGTGAAATGCAGAAGACTCTAAGCTTTAACGATAAGACTGGGGAGCTCTTAGCAGATCATGAGCGCTGGACGTTTCACAATGACGGGACCAGTAAAATACCTGAGCGCAGGCTATTGCCTAACCGTATAGGGGAAAGGTTTAATAGACGTATAGACCAGAAGATAACAGAGGCATTATTAAAAGCTCTTAAGCTAGACAGTAAATCTGCTTCTAAGGTCAAACGTTTTGCCAGTGTAAAGTTTATTATTAGGTAAATTTGACAGTCTGCATTTAAGCAGGCTTAAATAGAAGGGGAAGGTTATGAGCGAAGGCTCTAATGCTATGGCTGAACAGTCAGACGCAACAAAAGTTAATCCAGAAAATTTAGACTCGGAAAGATTAGCGGCTACTAATGCTAGACTCTTAAAAGAAAGTCAGGACTACAAAGAGAAGTACAAGACTGCTTTAAAAGAGAAAGAAGATCTAGAAAGTAAAAAGCTACAGGAGTCTGGGGACATCTCTGCCCAGTTAGAAGCTGAGAAGAGAAAGGCTAACGCTGCTTTACAGGAGCTTGGAAAAACGAAAAAGAAAGTAATTTCTCAAGTAGTTAAAGATAAGTTAATGAAATACGCAGGGGAGCTACATAACCCGGACGATCTACTTAGTAGACCTGAATTAAAAGAGTATCTAAAAGAAGGACTAGACGAGGATAACCTGGACTTTAGCGATGAGGTAACTAAGCGTTTTGTAGAAGAGATTAAGAAAAAATCTCCTTATCTATGGAAAGCCCAGGGACCTATAGGAGCTAATACTTTTAGACCAGGATCTACTGGGACCACAACCACGATAGATACTACTAAGATGTCTGCTTCAGAGCTAAAAGATTATATCTCTAGCACGTTTAAATAGGTTTTTTAATAATATAATTCTAAGGAGAATTAAAAATGGACGCAATTATTGGCAATACTCAGGTAGCAGCGACTAAAATGGCGCTTATCGTAGACATGGCCCAGAAAGAGCTACTAGCTAAGGCTATTTTCTCAAACTACTTTACTAACGTTTCTCAATTCGCAGTTAAAGGGATGAAGTCTATCTCTTTCCCTAAGCTTTCATCTTTCACAGTAGGTGAGAGAGCTTCAGGTGGTACAGTTGACGCCCAGGCTATCACTAGTACAGTTGATACGCTTTTGCTCAACGTGCCGGCCGCGGTAAAATGGATCATTGATCCTAATGATTCTATTCAGTCAACTTTGAATTGGGAGCTTGAGCTCGTTCAAAGAGCTTCTTCAAGTCATGGCCGTTATTTTGACGCTAAACTTAAAGCGGTAGTATTGGCTGAGGCTGCAGAAGTAGCAGCAGCAAGTGCAATTACTCGTGACGTAGTTCTTGAAATGAGAGAGTACCTTAAGAAGAACGAGGCAGATATGAATGCCGTAACTCTTTTTATCTCTCCTTCTCAAGAAACTGCTATGCTTAAGATTACTGAGTTCTCTTCTAACCAAGTTTACGGAGCTTCTGTAATCCAAACCGGTTCTATCGGTAAGGTTTTCGGAATTAACGTAGTAGTTTGTAATGCTCTAGGGGACGCTGAGTATTTCATGGCTGAGAAAGGCGCTATTGCTTACGGCTTTCAGCGTGAGCCTGCTTACGGTGAGCAGGACGATATTGACCACGGTGTAGGCGCTAAAAAACGTGCATTAGAGGCTCTCTACGGTCTTAAAGGTCTAGAGATCGGTCAAGGTAACGCTGCTCCAACTAAGTCTGCTCTAATGATTAAATTCAAGGCTGCTTAATTTCTTAAAAGATTCTATGATGCCTGGGGGTAATTCCCTGGGCATTTTTTTGTGAGGAAAGACAATGGACCAACTTTTTCCTACTTTTATCCAGGCAAAGACCGTTGAAGATCTCAGGTCCCTAATGATGAAAGTTAGTTTTGCCCGTGGTGGTACCGTTAATTTCTTCTCTGTATACTACGATACAGTTTCAAAAACGCATGTAGCTTGGTACCATGATAAGGCAGAGAATATAGCGGCTCAGCAGTACAATGCTGTAAAGGTACCTAATGCAGTCAGACAGTCAAACTAGAGAGTACGATAAGTTTAGATCTGCCGAAAATGGTAAGTCTAAAATAGCCGTAACTAATGAGAGTGATAGCGTAGGCCTTAGAGTGGATAATGTTAGCTCTACCTTAATCTATTTAGGAGAGGGTACTTTCGGAGCTCTATCAAGTGAGCCTAAGTGGCTTATTAAAAAAATAGATCTATCCTCTGGGGTAGTAATTACAGCAGCGTCTAATAATTTTGACCAGGTATGGGATAACAGAGCGAGCTTAGTCTATGTCTGATTTTAAATTAGTCCAACTTCTTAACCCGTTTACAATTAACTCAAACATTAATCCTACGGGTGTTTACTCTCCTAGTACCTCTTACGGTCCTGGAGATTCGGTATCCTATGGTAATGCTTCTTATCTTTGTATCGCTGCCACTACTGGTAACGATCCAACTAATACTACCTACTGGCAGCTATTAGCTTCTGCCTCTACTAATAAATTAACCACTACTGCCAGGAATAACTCAGGCGCTACTATCCCTAAGGGGTCCGTAGTCTACTTTAGTGGAGCTTCTGGTAATCTTCCTACCCTGGCATTAGCTCAGGCTAACTCAGAGGCTACCTCTAGTAGGACCGTAGGGATTACTGCTACTGCTATAACTAATAATTCTAACGGAGAAGTAGTAGTTATGGGACTAGCAGAGTCTCTAGATACTTCTGCCTTTACGGTAGGGCAACCTCTCTGGCTATCTGCTACGGTGCCTGGAGGGCTAACTAATACTGAGCCTCTAGCTCCTAATCATTCAGTCTTTATAGGGATTACAACTAGATCACAACCTACCCAGGGGACGATTGAGGTAAACCCTCGAAACGGCTACAAGGTGGAAGAACTGCATAATGTGGCTATTAACTCCTTAGCTAATAACCAGGTAATTAGATACGAGTCTGCTTCTCAATTATGGAAAAACCATACTCTAGTAAAAGCAGACGTAGGACTAGGCAACGTAGACGATACTACAGACTTAGATAAGCCTATCTCTACTGCTACCCAGGCTGCGCTTGATTTAATTACAGATGTAAACTGGACCGGGGACTATAATAACGGTGTGACCTATACCGTAGGCCAGGGGGTAATGTTTAACGGTGCGTCTTTTAGAATGATCGCAGCTATCGGGGCAGCAGGTTATAACCCGGTGGCTTATCCTGGTAACTGGCTCCAGGTTACGGATTACGTTTCTCCTAATGACATAGGACTAGGTAACGTAAACAATACTGCAGATATTGATAAAATTATTTCTACAGATACCCAGGACGCTTTAGATCTTAAGATTGATCTAGCAGCGATAGGCTCACCTCTAGGGGTAGCAGGTCTAGACGCTGGGGGTAAAGTCCCAGTAGCTCAGTTACCTAACTCAATTATGGAATATAAGGGGGCTTATAATGCTCTCACTAATACCCCTACCCTGGTAGATGGGACCGGTAATACTGGGGATGTTTATAAAACGTCTGTAGCAGGACCAGGAGTAAACAGTCTTGATTTTGTACTAGGGGATTATGCAGTATATAACGGGACTACCTGGGAAAAGGTTCACTCAGGAGCAGACGCAGTTATTTCTGTAAACGGTTATGCTGGGGTGGTAGTTCTAACTAAGTCAGACGTAGGACTTTCTAACGTATCAAATTTAGCTCCTGCAGATTTACCAGTCTCTACTGCTCAACAAACTGCCATAGATGCAAAAGTAGCGAATAACCTCACAGCTTCTACAACGGTAGCGCCTTCTAAAACTGCAGTTAATACAGCGCTAGCTCTTAAGGTTAATAAATCTGGCGATACAATGACGGGCAGTTTAACCGTTACAGGAAACAACGGGGTAGAATTCCCTGGGATCATGGTAAATAACACTAATACGGCTGGGTATTGCGCTATTAACGCACGGGCAGACGATGGGGAAGTTATCCAGATAGCAGCTCTTAACTCGGGTGGCGCTGCTAATGCCTATGGAATGTGGACGGCTAACCAGTTTGGGCTTTACTCAAAACGTACCCTAAATATTATGACCGATACTGCAGGCGCAGAGATAAAATTCGCTACAGATACAGGAGCTACAGAGGTAGCTAAAATAGACGCTACAGGTAAGTTTAGCTCTAACGGTATGAGCTTAAACTCTGGTACATTAGAAAACGTACCAGTACCCACTACAGGTACAGACGCTACTAATAAAGACTATGTAGATAGTAAATCAATCGTAAACGCTCTAATTTTCGGATAAGGTTTAATAATGAAAAGACTACTACCCACAACTCAATATTATTTTAACTCAGGATCTTCTAACATTGATTTTTCAATGTATCCGGATTTTGATCCTAAGAGATTACTAGCAGTTATTAATACCTCAAGATCCCAAACATTAATTTATGCTACCGGTGGGGGAGACTCCTCTCCAACTAAAGGCGAGTTTATTACTCAATATAGCTTAAATTTACAATTCAATACATCTAGTATGGCAGATGCAGACATCTTAGAATTAATTTATGATGAGTCTGTAGGTACAGAGGAAGCAAAAGCCTCTATAGACATTGTAAGTGGGAAAGCTGGGTTAGACGTAAACCTTCTTAACTCTAGTTTTGGTGGGACATTAGACGATGTTATGCCTGCGCCTTTCCAGGATAATGCTCTATCTATAGGTATCCTAAACGGTGGGGTATTATCTGCTCCTGCTATGAACGTAAACAATGAGCTCATAACAGAAATATCTGGGACCGTACCCGTTACTATTAGCGGTGTTTTGCCTATTGATCTTTTTTCTTTTAATGCTGGTAACTCCCTCACACCTACGCAGCCCTTACCTGCCACCCCAACTAACCCAGCAACAGGAGCTTATCAGACTTTTGGTTCTGGTGTTTCTGATGCAAACACACAAAGGGTAGTCATAGCATCTAACCAAGTTGTTGCAACATCTATGCCCGATTTATTCATAACAGGTCAGGCAGCCCAAACAGCTATTATTAGCAACATCATATCAGACCCATCATCAACAACTGCAACAGACGCTTCTGGTTATAGAAGCGGGACAATTCAAATTGTTTCGACTGGTACAGGTGGAACTTTTATTCTTGAAGGCTCTAACGATAACGTTACCTTTCAATCAATCCCTATATTCAACCATTCACTTTTGACTGGATCTGCTATTGTTGCGGCGATTACAGCGACAGTTTCACAAAACATTTTTGTATTTCCAATTCAAACTAGATACATAAGATTGAGAATTGTTACCACAATTACAGGTGGCTCTATTAGAGCACATACAAGGCTTTCACAAGCCGCGTTTGCATCTTTTACCTCTGCAATTTCACAACCAACAGCCGCTAACTTAAACGCTACTGTAGTCGGTTCTTTGACTTCAGTAGGAACTGTCACATCAATCACAGCAGCACAACTTGCCGCTAGTACAGTTACCGATATTGCTTTATTGGCAATAACAACCACTCAAACAAGTGCAAACATTACTACAAACAACTCAGCAAACA